CGCTTTAAAAGATTCAGAAGCTACTTTTGTAGCTGAGAACATTACAGAGAATGGATCTGCAACAATTAATGGCATTGAAATGAAAGCCTCAACAGAGGTTTGTGGTGTTATTACAAGTATTACTCTTGCAAGTGGTCAGGTTATTGCATATAGATTATGAGTTTTGCTAATGCACTAAAAAAAGTGGCTAGTGCTTCATTAAAAAAGCTTGGTGGTGATGTAACTATAAAGCAAGTTACGGCTGGTAGCTATGTCACTTCTTTTAATGATATTAGTTCTTTTGATAGTGTTAGTAATATTGATGATTTTACAGGTGGTACTATTCAAGAAAGTTTTAACAATTTTACAATTAAAGGAGTTACACAAAATGCAACAAGACTTGAGGCAAATAATTTGATTGAGTCACAGGATAAAAGACTGACTATATCTGCTGGTGATCTTACATTTGCACCTACTACAAAAGATAGAGTTGTTATAAGTGGTGTTGAATTTAAAATTATTCAAGTAATAACAGATGAACAAAATAATATTCCTGTAAAATTTGATCTAATTTTGAGGTAAAGATGACAAGAAGAATCAGGTTAGATCAAATAGATGATGTGATGAGGGAAGCTGTAGAAGATTTAGTAGCCGCAACAACTTTAGAATGGACATCAAGAGTAAAAAAGGCTACACCTGTTGACACTGGCAGACTTAGAGCGGCATGGCAGACACAAATAAAACCGCTTGAAGGGACAATAATTAATAACCTTGCTTATTCAGAACCAGTTTGCTTTGGTGTAAACCTTCCACCTTCATGGGGTGGTGTTTATAGAACAAGACAAAAAACTGTTGCTGGATTTCCTGAGTTGATTGGAAAAGAGCTTGAACAATATGCAAGAAGAGAATATGAAAGAATTAAAAGAGGTATTTAATGGCTGCTACAGATTTAAACACAGTTAGATCCACTATTGAGGCAAGACTAGCCACAGAACTAGCCTCAAGCCCTGCAATCCCTGTTGTATTTAACAACATGGCATTTGATAGCACTACAGAAGATTCTTTTGTTCAATGCGTTACTAGCTTTGGATCAAATGAATATCTTACACAAGGAGATTCAAGTAATGCTTTTAATAATATTGTTGGTTTAGTATTGCTTAATGTATTTACAGAAGAGGGTTTAGGGGCTGGTTCTAACTTCACGATTTGCAAACGGATAAGAGATTTATACAATAGGGTGACTGTTTCTAATGTAATTTTTGATGCACCTGTTGGCCCTGAGATATTACAATCAAGTCCAGAAGGTAAGTTTCAAACACAAATTAGAATTACTTTTAATATTTATGAGGATCTTTAATTATGGGAAAACTTGAAATTACAGAAGAAATGCTTGACGCAATCGAAGCTGTAAAAGGTCGCAGAGATCCAAATTATTGGGATCCACAATGTAGACGATATTTGGAAAAACAACAAGCCACAAAAAAAAGTGTAAAAAAGACAGAAAAGAGTTAATATATCTATAAATATCTAATTTAATTGTTATGGCTGCTGTAAAAGGTGATGTAGGACAAGTCAAGTTTGATGACGGTGGTTCTTCAGTTAATCCTGTAATAGGTACAAGATCTTGGTCAATGTCTATCACAAAAGATATTCAAGAAACTACTGTTCAAGGTAAAACTTTTAAAGAATTTGTAGGTGGTCTTATTGAAGGTGAAGGATCTGCTGAATTAGTTTATGACAATACCGCAAGCGGTGAAACTGCAACATTTATGGATGGCATTTTAACTACTGGCGACCCTGCAACCGCATCTTTTGAATTGTTCCCTGATAGTTCAAGTGGAACAAAAAAAATTAGTTTTAGTGGACTTATAACAAATTTTGAACAGGGTTCATCTTTAGGTGATGTAAGCACAATCAACATTACATTTAAACCATCTGGAACTATTACATCAGAAATTTAATTAATTTATGGCAACTCAAAGATCAGCGGACATATTACTTGGAGCATTTCAAGATGAAATGGTTACAAGAAGAAAATTTGACGTAAAAAACTCTAAAGATGAAGTCATCATGACTTTATATTTTAAACCTATAACTAGATATGCAAGAGTCAAAGCACAACAATTAGCTGGTGCAAATGCTGATGCTTTAGTTATATCAACTCAGCTACTTTGCCAAATGGCAGAGAAAGAAGATGGAACTCTAGCTTTTGATATGTCAGATGCTCCAATATTACAAAGACAGTTACCAGAAAAAGTTTTGAATGACTTAGAACTTTTCTTAAATGATATTGAATTAGATATAGATACAGCAAAAAAAGAATAAAAGGGGATGCTTGGTTTAGATTTGAGTTTTTCCTAGCAACAGAACTTGGTAAAACAGTTCAAGAACTGAGACTCAACATGACAGAGGCAGAGCTTATCTATTGGGCTGGATATTATGAAATAAAAGCTGACGAAGAAAAAAAAGCATTGCAACGACAAAAACACAATTCAAGGTAATATATAAGAAAGACTTTTTTTTATTAGTGGCACAGGCAAATGTAAAACTTACAGTGGATGCCACTAATGCCACAAGAGCATTACAGGGTGTTCAGAATAAAACTAATCAATTACAAAAATCATTTGGTGGATTAAGAACTGCAATTGCTGGAATAGGGATAGGATTACTTGCAAGAAATACAGTAAAAACTACAGCTAATTTTCAAGCTTTACAAATAAGAATGAGAGTTCTTACCTCAGAATTTGGAGAGTTTGCACAAGTTCAAAAACTTGTTACAAAAGCACAGGATCAATTTAACCTATCTATTGTTGAGGCAACTCAAGGAATTACTGATATTTTTGCAAGATTAAGACCTTTGGGAGTTGAATTAGCTGATATTGAAAAAACATTCTTTGGATTTAACAGTATAGCTAAAATCGCTGGTTTAAATGCTACTGAAGCAAGTGCAGCGTTTACACAATTGGCACAGGGTTTAGGTTCTGGACGTTTACAAGGGGATGAATTTAGAAGTATTGCAGAACAAGTTCCACAGTTACTAAAAGCTATTTCTGATGAGACAGGTATAGCGTCTGGTAAATTAAAAGATTTTGCATCAAAGGGCTTACTTAAATCTGACATCATTATTAGAGCCTTATCAAAATCTGCTGAAGGTTTAGGAAAACAAATTAGTGAAATTATTGACGAATCACCCGCAGAAAAATTTAAAAAATTAAATAATGAATTATTAGAATTACAGCTAACGATTGGATCAAAACTTACCCCTGCTTTAGCAGAGGGGGCGGTGGCATTAGCCTCATTAGTGGAGGGCTTTACAAATTTTATTGATAGTGATGCTGGTCAAACTGCTTTAGTACTAACAGGGATTACGTTAGCTGCAAAAGGTTTGATTGTTGTAAAAGGGTTATTATCTGGTGCATTGACTGTTTTAATAGCAAAATTTAAATTAACAAGTGCTGGAGCTATCGCTTTTGCTAAAGCACAGTCAACAGCAGCTATATCAACTAAAGCTTTAGCTTTAGCATCAGGAGGTTTAGCTGTTGCAATGAACGCTTTGCCTTTAGTAGCTATTGCTGGCGGTTTTGTTTTTCTTACAAATGCAATTATCAAAGCAATAAATAAACAAAAAGAATTTAAAGAATTACTTGAAGAGGGCAGTTCAAAAGATATACAACAACGAATCGAAGCAACAACAAAAACGATTGAGGATTTAGAGAAAAAAATAAATGATATAAAAGAAGGTCAAAAAGGTTTTCAAATTATAAGTGGTGCTGAACATTTAGAAGCTGATCTTAAAAAAGCAAATGATGAACTTAAAAAATTAGAAAATAGATTAGTTATTACACAAGGTCTTGAATTATCTAGAGAATTTGAAAAAGCAAAAAATGCCTTAGAAGAAAAAAACAAAGAACTTCAAAAAACTGTGGAAAGAACAAAAATTGCTACAGAAGAGGGTAAAAAGCAATTCGATCAAGAACAAAGAAGAATAGAACTGACAGAAAAGTATGGCGAAGAATTAGCGAATATAATTTTAAAGTTGGAAAAAGAAAATCAAAAGCTTGAAGAAGGTGCAGAAAAGATTAAGAAAAAACAAGAAGAAACTGACAAATTAAAAGAAAAGATGGCTGCTGTAGGTGAGGAAATCGAATCAAGTATTAAGAATAATCTTAGGGATGCAATTACTGGAGCGAAAACATTTGGAGAGGCTATGACAAATGTAATAAACCGTATCAGAGACAAAATACTTGATGCTCAAATAGATAAGCTTTTAGGTCAATTTGGAGAAAACTTTGCTAAAGGAAAAGATGGAGGAAAAGGGCTTGGAGGGTTTCTTGGAGGAATACTTGGAGGATTATTTGCAGATGGTGGAAGGCCACCTGTTAATAAAGCTTCATTGGTTGGTGAACGTGGCCCAGAACTTTTTGTGCCAAATTCTGCTGGTACAATAATTCCAAATAATAAATTAGGAGGTGGAGACAGTATTACTAATATTGTTAATGTATCAGTAGATGCCTCTGGTAGCTCAGTTGAGGGAGATAATGCAATGTCTCAGCAGCTTGGCCAAACAATAGCTCTTGTGGTGCAAGAGACACTTGTAAAAGAAAAACGTAACGGAGGTTTATTAGCATAATGGCAACTTTTCCATCAATAAAGCCAGCTTACGGTGAAACTCAAACTATAGAACAAGATAATATCGTTGTAAAACTTGGTGATGGTTATGAACAAAGATTAGTCAGAGGACTTGCAGCAAACAAGAGATACCATGTTGTAACTTTAGTTTTTAATATTTCACAATCAGACGCAAATACAATAAATACTTTTCTAAATGCACGTTTTGACGATCAAGATGCGTTTCAGTACACAATAGGAGGAGAATCATCTGCGAGAAATTTTAAATGTACCAAACGAAGTGCTTCTATACCAGTTAATAACAGAGTGACTATGAACTTAACATTTGAAGAAATATTTATACCCTAATGGCAATACCTGTATCTGAGCTACAAAAAATAAATCCAAACTCAATTATTGAACTTTTTGAATTGGAACTTGTAGAGGGTTTGCATTACGCGACAGGAAATCCAACCAATGTACCTACAATATTTAGGTTTCATGCTGGTGGAAATATTGATACTTATGCTGAAATCGTTTGGCAAAGTAATTCTTATCAAAGACTTCCAATAGTTGCTGAAGGGTATGAATTTACTGGTCAAGGCTCTATTCCAAGACCTACTTTAACAATGAGTAATTTAGGTGGTATAACAAGATCAGCTAGTGGATCAACTTCTGTTATACGAGTTAGTGATCTACTAATACTTACAAATTTAGTTACTGCACATAATGATCTCTTAGACGCAAAAGTGACAAGAAGGACTTTAACTGCGGATGCTTTAGATGCCAGTAATTTTACAGGTAATACAAACCCTTTTGGTACTCCTAGTTCTGATGAATTTCCTAAAGAGATACACACAATAGATCGTAAAATACAGGAGTCAAGAGATATTGTTAGCTTTGAATTAGTAGCGACTAATGACATGCAAAACAAAAGATTACCAGCAAGACAAGTAACCAGAAAAGACTTTGAAGGTGTGGGAACATTTATTAATTAATATGAATCAAGAATGTAAGAACAAAGCAATACAACACGCAAAAAATTGTGTGCCTAATGAAAGTTGTGGTTTGTTTTTAGAAACTGATAAAGGTTTTGAGTATTTCGAGTGTAAAAATATTGCAAATGAATTTAAAGCTGAATCTTTTGTTATAGACCCTTTGGATTATGCAGATGGAGAGGATAAAGGAAAAGTAGTCGGAATTGTTCATTCTCATCCTCAAAATGTCTTGCAATTTTCTGAATCTGATAAAGCCAGTTGTAACGCTATAAAAGTTCCTTTTTATCTTGTTTGTCCAGATTTAGATAAAATGATTGTAATTACACCAGAAAAATAAATGTTAAAAAAAATTAGAGTTTATGGTGTTTTAAGAGAATATACCAAACAAGCTGAATTTGAAGCTGATATAAATACACCTCAAGAGGCTTTTAGTAGTCTATTAGAAGCTTTTAATAAAGCTAAAGGTA